ACTCTTGCCGCGAACCATACGATCACGGTTACTCCGAACGACGCGGAGAAGTACTTTTTCGTCTACAACAACACGACTGGTGGGTTCAGCGTCATCATCGCGCAGGGCGGCGGCTCCGGATCTACGGTAACTATTGCGGCTGGCTACTGGTCTCTCGTCAGGCTCGACGGGACTGGATCTAACGCAAACGTGACGCGGCTGCTGGACAGCTTCGAGGTAACGACGGCCGTGAAGGCGTCGACGTACACAGCAGCCGGCGCCATGGTTCTGAAGCCTGGGTCGAACTCCACCTCGGCGTTTACCTTCCAGAACGCCAGCGGTACGCAGCAGGTGGTCATCGACTCTACGAACACCAGAATGTCTGTCGGGACCACTGCCGGCGCATCCAGGCTTGGGGTTATCTCCAACTCCACCGTAGCGTCGGTACCTACTGAGACTGCCATCCACGTCATGGGGTCGAACGACTTCTACAACAACGCCATTCTGCTTGACGGTGTTGGCAACTCTGGTACTGTTATCGGTCGCTTCACTGGCAACACCGCAGCATCTCCAGCACCACCTACTGGTGGTGAGTACTTGGCTGCGTTTGAGGGCCGGGCGTACCTCAGCGCTGCGTACTCAAACGCCTTGGGGCGGATAGCAATAGCGGCAGAATCGGCGTTTACTGGGTCGTCAGCCAGGACCGGTATCCGGTTTGAGGTGACCAATACGAGTTCAGTTACGCTGTCTGAGAAGATGCGGCTGAACGGTGCCGGCCAGTTATTGCTGGGCACGACAAGTGCTACAGGCGGCGCTTCGGTGGCGATGGAGATATCGAGCACGTCAGGCGGCTTCCTGCTGCCACGGATGACAACGGCGCAGCGGGATGCGTTGACCGTTGCCAACGGCATGATGATCTACAACACGACGACGGGCAAGATCCAGGGCTACCAGAGTGGCGCCTGGGCCGACATGGCGTAAGGAGGCTGTATGGGTTTCAAGTCGTTCATGAAGGGTCTCGGCAAGGGAGTGGTGAAGCTGGCTCCTATTGCCGGCTTGGTATTCCCGGCGTACGCCAGCGCTATTGATGTCAGCATGCGGATCATCAAAGCGGCAGAGGAGTCGAAGGCGAAGAAGACCGGCAAAGAGAAGGCGCTGTTCTGGACCGAGGAGTTTGCTAAGGTGTCTCCGCAGGTCATCGCTCAGATCGAGCAGTCGACTGGCAAGGAACTGGTAGACGAGGCGCTGTTTGCCGAGGCCATGCAGGACATCCGCGATGCGCAGGTGAAGATGCTGAAGGCGTTTGGAGATAAGTGATGAGATCGTTTGCCAACTTCCTGGAACGTGAGGCAGGATACCTGATCGTGTCCATGCTCCTGCTGATCGTTGGCGCCGCGTTCCATAAGCTGCAAATCCCCAAGGCTGACGACCTCATCATATTCTCGCTGGGCGTGATGTCCCGGTCCATGCTTGGAACCAGCACGACCGCATCTGCTAAAAAGGAGTCTGAGTAGAGTGCCAATCCAAGCGCTCACCTTCCGGCCTGGTATCGTACGAGACATCACCGACTTCTCTAATAGCGGTGGTTGGTACGACGCCGATAAGGTGCGCTTCCGCATGGGGTTTCCTGAGACCATCGGTGGGTGGCAGAAGTACTCGACGGATACGTTCCTGGGAGAGTGCCGCTGTCTGCATCAGTGGACGACGCTAGACGGCACGAACTACACCGGTGTCGGGACGAACTTGAAGCTGTACGTCGAAAGCGGTGGTGACTACTACGACATCACCCCGATCCGGCGCACGGTAACGCTGGGCGCGAACCCCTTCACGACGCAGAGCATATCGAACGGCAAGCTGACGGTCACCGATGCCAGCAACGGGTGCGTCCAGTACGACTTCGTGACGTTCTCCGGCGCGACGGCGTTCGACAACTACACGACGGGGATGCTGAACGCTGAGCACCAGGTCATCGAGATCCTCTCAGCGAACACGTACACCATCGAGATCACCGGAGTGACCTCTGCCAGTGCCGGCGTATCCGGTGGCGGAGCGGCGGTGGAGGCGGCGTACCAGATCAACGTAGGTCCAGATACGCAGGTGTTTGGTACTGGGTGGGGGACAGGAACCTGGGGGCGCGGTACGTGGGGATCGGCGTCAACTTCCGGTGTGTCGACTGGCCAGATCCGCATCTGGTCGATGGACAACTTTGGAGAGGACTTGGTTGCCTGTGTCCGTGGCGGAGGCATCTACTACTGGACGGCCAGCGATGGCGTGGGCACGAGAGCGGTAGCTCTCAGCTCACTGGCTGGATCAAACCAGGCGCCGACAATTGGCACCGAGGTGTTCGTATCCGACATTGACCGCTGCATTGTCGTCCTTGGCGCCAATACCAATGGAGAGGCAACGCAGGACCAGATGCTGATCCGGTGGTGCTCGTCGGAGGACGCGCTGGAATGGGAGCCTCGGCGGGATACGACGGCCGGAGACACGCGCCTGTCGTCTGGGTCGCAGATCATCGGCGCTATCCGGTCTCGTGAGGAGACGGCAATCTGGACCGACAAGACGCTGTTCACGATGACGTTCGTTGGCCCTCCGTACACGTTCGGTTTCCAGTTGATGGGAGAGAACGTCTCCATTGTTGGGCCGAACGCGATGGCTGAATCCAAGAACACGCTGTTCTGGATGGACATCAACGAGTTCAAGATGTACAACGGGTCGGTCAATTCCCTTGCCTGCCCGGTTCAGAGCTACGTGTTCAACGACATCAACCTGGATCAGCGGTACAAGATCATCGGCGGAACCAACGTCCGGTTCAACGAGATCTGGTGGTTTTACCCATCTGCTGACTCGTCGGAGAACGACCGCTACGTGATGTTCAACTACGTAGAGAACCTTTGGTCGATAGGGACGCTGGAGCGAACGTTTTGGTGGGACGCATCGTTCTCTGGCGGATACCCGATTGCCACCGCTGACGGGTACATCTACGTCCACGAAATAGGGAACAACGCTGACGGCGTTGCCATGGAGCCGTACGTGGAGGGGTCTGACCTAACGATAGACGCAGGTGACCGGTACGTGTTCATCAAGCGGCTGATCCCGGATATCACGTTTGTTGGCGCGAACGATACCCCTATTGCCGACTACGAGATCCTGCGGCGCAACTTCCCCGGCCAGTCGTTTTCGACCGGGTATGCGTTCGAGGTGGAGTCCGACACGACAGAGAACTTCGTCCGCGTCCGTGGCCGGCAGTTTGCCATCAAGGTGTCATCGGACCAGACGAACATGGGCTGGCGCTTGGGGACGCAGCGGATTGATATGCAGCCTGACGGGAGGAAGGTGTGAACATCACTGACGTAGCCAGCACCTCTCCTCAAAAGACGGCTGAAGAAACGCGTAAAGAGTTCGAGCAGTACATCTCATCGCTGGCGCGGGTCTGCAAAACAGAGACGTACCACGGAGAATACAAGGGTCGAACCACGTTCGCTGAAAGAGCACACAGTTCTGATACCGAAGACTGCGCGACGCACATGTCGATTCACATCGACAGCACGTATTTGTGGTACAGGGTGACGGTTTACCCTATAGTTTTTGAATACTATAAAGGGGGGAACCTGAAGGAAATAGCTGGCGACATGATGCACGAACACTGCCATCTGTTCATCGACCCTATTGAGAAATTATTCATGTGGGATGCAAGCGCATCACAGCGAGAGCACTACATGAACACCATCGAGAGACAGACTCAGCGAATTTGCAATACGATTTTGGACCTAATGCCTGACGGATGGTACCTCCCAGAAAAAATTATGGGAGGTAAAGCAGCGTGAACTACCGGGTAAAGATATCCGCACTTCCTATTCCGTCAGACAAGTACCGAGATGAAGACTTCCGTCAAATGGCCAGGAAGCTCAACGAACTCATCGAAAGCGTTTATAATCAAGGTGATCTGATCGGCTGTTCTTTGACCTTCATCATCGACAGGGACGGCGTGCCAGTGATCAGTTCCAGTGGGTATGGACTACCCGTTGGTGGAGTATATGTCGATGCAAGTGGATTCTTGAAAATGGTTCAACCTGGTGAGGCTTTTTCTCCCTCGTTTACGGTGCGAACCAAGATGGGTGTGGTAACCGCAGCATGAAAATCCAATTGAGGTCATATGTCACTGAAAAACGTAGCTCGCCAGCTTGAAAATAAAGGCCGGAATGGCGACACGATGCTCATGCACATTCAGCCGACTGAGCTGCAGGTGCTGGAAGCGATGCTGGGGAAGACGACGCGCAACCCTCATACCGGACTGCCGGAAGCGTTCTCGTGGAAAAAACTGCTGGCTGGGATTGGCGCTGGTGCGCTGACGGCGTTTACGGGAGGCGCCGCCGCGCCGATACTTGCTCCATTGCTTGCGGCGTCAGGGCTGGCGTCTGCAATCGCCGACAAGGGGAAGCCTAAGTCTGCTGCGTCTGAAGCCGGGAAGTATCTGGATGAGCGTACCGCAGAGCGAGTCAAGAACCAGTACATGTTCGCGCCACCGACGACACCGCGATACAGCCTCAACGACCAACTGCAATACGACTCCGAGGGGAACGTACTTCCGAAGATCGACCCGCTTGGCCGGCAAAAGAACTGGTACAGCGACGGGTACGCACAGGGAGGGCTGACGGAGGCCGACGCAAAGAGGACTGTGCTGGCCTATTTGGCGCAGCTACAGGACCAGCAGCAGCCGCAGGGAATGGCTCAGGGCCGGATGGTCAAGGGCGGTGGTACGGGGTTGTCGGACTCCATCCCGGCCCACATCGGCAACCAGCCAGTTGCTCTGGCTGACGGAGAGTACGTTATACCGGCCGATGTGGTGAGCATGATGGGTGACGGGTCGACTGATGCCGGTGGACGCAGGTTGGACCAGTTGGTAGCGAAGGTCAGGGTGCAGAAGACCGGTACAAAGAGGCAAGCTGGTCCACTAAAGTTGGCCGATAGAAAAGGAAGGCGGTAATCCATGGCTGAAACTGGATCGAGCGTCGTTATCAACGACATCCCTGAGGAACTAAAGGGCTACCGGAAAGCGCTACTGAATGCCGCCTTTGGACAGGTGTTCAACAAAGACTACCTCGCCAGCCAGATTCCTGATGCTCAATTCTGGAACACTGGGGGCGTCCCGCAGCCTACTGTACCGCCTGCGACTGGCGTGGCGCAGCCGGATGGCACCCAACTGCCTGAAGCCCGGCTGAACACCACTGCGCTGGGTGGAGGCCTTGGTAATGCAGCTACGGGGATCCTTGAATACCTTGAACAAGCGAACCGCGTTGGCTACGCCGAGGGTGGCCTTGCGCGTGCGGCGGCTGCGATTGAGGAACTGCTGGCAAATGGAGCCGATGTCGGATTGGGTGCCAGCGGTACCCCGCTCGGTGGGTATACTCCGCCGATGACGGTCAGCCCGCGTCCGAACATCCCGTTGAACATCAGCACGCAGACCACGACTCCGCCACAGCCTACTCCTCCGTCCGTCACTCCGCCTCCCAATACCGGTGGCATCATCAACACTCCTCCGTCCGGTACGATCACACCCGGCAACCCTAACCCAACCCCACCTACTCACGTAGGAACCGGCATCACCCCTCCTGCTGGCGGTGGTGGTACTGGCGCACCTCCCCCGTCTACCGGTGGTGGCAGCAGCAGCTATCAGACGCCTCCAATGTTCCTAGCGAACCGTCCTGGCAACGCGGCAGGTGCAGCGCAGGCGCAGTCGATGGGGTACAACCCGGCTCAGTATGCCGATCAGACTGTAGCGGATCAACTTGCCGCGCAGATGGGCGGGCGTACGGTCTACACGAATACCGGTGGACCCCTTGGCCCTCCGTCGCAAGCCATGATCGACACTGGCGGCGGCACAATGCACAATGCCGGCTTGATCGCCGACATCAATACCCGTTATGCCAACGACGAGGGACAGCGGCAGTTGGCGCTCGACCGGCTGCGTGAGGAGATCCGCTCCTACGGTGGCAGCACTGGTGGCTTCGCTCAGGGCGGCATCATCAAGTTGGCCAGTGGCGGGTTCCCTGAACTCATGCAGCAGAATGCTAGAAGCGGGGCGTCTTCCTCTCCGCAGTGGGCACAGTCTACGCCGGCCTTCGGCTCTACCCAATCTGCGTTTGGCTCTACGCAATCTCAGCCGATGTCCGCCTCCACTCCCGCCAACCCGCTCATCAGCCCAATCGGAACTGGCAACGTTGGAGCCAGCCAGGCTACCGTGCCAGGGATTCAAGCTGGAGCTTTCAACCCGTATCAGGCATACGGTGGCCAGCGCGTGCTCGGGATGGGGAACCAGGGGCAGGTAGATGCATCCGGCAACCTCCAGGCCAGCGAACTCACGCGGCAGTCTCTTGCCGGATACGGGCAGTTGCCCTCTTACTTCTCCAACGGCGAGATCAATGCCGACCGTGATGCACAGGGACGCGCAACTACTCCGCTGGGGATTGCCAACGACACGTTTGATACGGCTGGCAATCTGGCTATCAACGCCGCGCAGAACGCGCAGGACATGAGTTGGCGGAACAACCTCCAGTCGACGTTCGGTACGGCACTGGGGAGGATTGCTGAAAACCCGCAAATGTTCCAAGCCGGGGACATCTCGCTCGGGCAGTTGACGGCGCCGCAGTTGAACGCGCCCACCGGTGTGTCTCCGTCGCAGCTGACCAGCTACCAGATGGCTGGCCCGCGCATGATTGACGCCAGCGGGAACAATATCAATCCTACTTATATCCAGGGACAGCAGTTGCAGAACTACGCGGCTCAGACTCCTGGCAACGTGGACGTTTCCGCCTACAACGTCAACCCTCTGATGGTGGCTGCTCAGAACTTGAGCAACATTACTGCGCAGACCCCCGGCAATATCAACGCCAGCGGATACAACGCCGCGACGATCAACACCACTCCGACAGTAGACACGGAAGGTCTCATCTCCCGGTTCGAGCGCAACCGCATGGGCGATGCGGATCAGGTGCAGGGTGGCAACATCTACACCGACCGATTCATTGACCCAACCAACGCGCAGGACTATATGTCCCCGTATCAGGCGGCTGTCACGGACGTTCGCCGCTCTGCCGCGCAGCGTGCCTTTGATGAGCAAAAGGCAAACCGTGGCGCTGCGGCGATCCGAGCTGGTGCCTTTGGCGGCTCCCGCCAAGCCGTGGCCGACTCCATCGCTGAACGCGACCTGATGAACCAGATGGATGAGATTACCGCAACCGGTGCGCAGTCGGCATACGAGAACGCTCAGCAGCAGTACGAGCGTGATCGCGCGGCGAATATGACGGCACAGCAGTTTAACGCCGGTCAGGGTTTACAGGCTGCGCTGGCCAACCAGGGCGCCAACCTGCAGGTAGGTGGACGGAACATGGATGCTGCTCTTGCCACAAACCAACTTGTTGGCAACATTGGGCTGCAGGGCCTGTTGGCTAACCAGCAGGCCGGATTGACCGTGGCGCAGGCGAATCAGGCCGCACAGAACCAGAGCGGCCAGTTCAACGCCGGCAACCAGCAGCAGGCCTCATTGGCGAACCAAGGGAACCAGCGTGAGGTCGGGTTGGCCAATTTGCAGGCACTCCTGCAGACGCAGGGCCTCGGCGCCAACTTGGCGCAGCAGGCGAACTTGGCCAATCAGTCGGCTCAACTTGATGCCGCTGGCCGCAACCAGGGTACGGCGCTCCAATCCGCTCTTGCCAACCAGGGCAATCAGCGAGACATCAATCTCGCCAACCTACAGTCCTCTTTGCAGACGCAGGGACTGGGTGCCAACCTAGGCCAGCAGGCAAACCTCGCTAATCAGTCGGCGTACATGGACGCCGCTGGCCGCAATCAGGGAGTCGGCATGCAGGCGGCGCTTGCCAATCAGGCGGCATTGCAGCAGGCGAATCAAGCCAACCTGGGGGCCGCTATCGGGGTTCAGGAACTCGGCGCGAACCAGGCGCTGCAGGCGCAACTTGCCAACCAGAACGCCGGACTCACCGCAGGACAGGCCAACCTTGGCGCCGCGTTGCAGACGCAGAACCTCGCACGCACCTCCGGCCTTACGGCCGCGCAGGCGAACCAAGCCACCCGGCTGTCGCAGAACACGACGCTACTGGATGCGCTGGCCCGAGCCGATCAATTGCAGCAACAGGCTGCGCAGGGCAACGTTGCTAACCAGCTTGGTGCGCTTGGCCAGCAGACGAACTCGGCGCTGGCCGCGAACTCTATCGGCCAGAACCGCGCTGACCTTGGCCGGCTGGCACAGGCGCAAGAACTGCTACGGCTTCAGGCAATGGGTCAGGCTGGCGCTGGGGTCGACACTCGTACGCAGGGTGCTCTTGATCTTGGTTACCAGGACTGGACCAACCAGCAGAACTACCCGTACGCGCAAATGAACTACCTGCAGTCTCTACTGTCCGGTGTCCCGATGGGATACAACCAGGAGGGAGTGCAGTTCACGCGGACGAACCCGCTGTCGCAGATTGCGGGGCTGGGGACGGCAGCGCTCGGCGCGTACGGCGCTTACAAGAATCAGGGGTAAACAATGAACCTCATTCAGCAGGCTGAACAACTGAAAAACCTACCGGACCAGGCTCTGGTGCAGATGCAGCAGCGCCCTACCGACACGCCTCCATACTTGGTCCTTGCCGAGATGCAGCGCCGTGCCAATATGCGGAAGGCGTATCAGAACACCCAGCAGGGTAGTCCGATGAACCAGCCTCCGGTTACCCAGCAGATGACGCAGCAGTTCGCTCAGGGGCAGATGCCGGCCAATCCGCAAGCGGCGCCGCAGCAGGGTGTCCGTCCTCCGGGTATGGCTAGTGGCGGGTTGGCATCATTGGCCAACTACTTCAGCCAGATGCAGGGTGAGCCGCAGCGGCAGGCGTTGCCTGAGGTTGACCAAGCGATGCTTGGCATGAGTCCGTATCCCGAGGATCCAGACTACACCGAACTGCGGAAAATGAAACAGGATCCGTACAACTCCCGCACATGGGAGCAGCACTACGAGGAACTTGCGAAGAAGTCCAACCTGTCCGGGCTAAAGGCTGTTGCCGACAAGTACGCCGAGCAGGAGACGGAGATGCGCGGCCGCAAGCAGGGTCTGTCGCAGATACTGATGAACCTGGGATTAGGGATGGCTGCATCCAGGCGTCCTGACTTTGCCGGCGCTATTGGCGAAGGTGGTCTCAACGCACTGCAGGGATACACGCAGGACCGGATGCAAAACCAGGCAATGGCTGAGCGCATCGCCGAACGCCGCTTGCGGGCGCTTGAGTCTGTGCAGCGTCACGACGACCGGCTGCGCGACTACGCAATTGATGCCGCCCGTGGCGACACGGCCCGGTCAAACACCATATCCGCCCAGAACTCCAATATTGACCTGGCGATGTGGAAAGCCAGGCAGGAGGCTCAGAACCTTGAAGCTCGTAACCGCAACGAGATCACGCTGGCTGAGTATAAGACACGCCAGGCTGAGATTGAGGCGGCTGCGCAGCGTGCAGCCAAGAAGGAAGAACGGGAGTTTGACCGTGACACGCGCGTCAAGGTAGCCGAGATCAATGCCAAGAACCGTGGCGCTCGTCAAGGACGGGCTGAGGCTGCTCCGAAGATTGATCCGGGGATCACCGGCACGATCAAGGAGATCAACGACGTAGCCGAGTCGTACGAGAAGCAGGCGAACGACATATTCAAGAACCGAATCCTTATTCCTGAAGCGCAACGTCCTATGGCTGACTCGCAAATACAGACACTACGTCAGCAGGCAACTGCTCTCCGCAATAAAGCTGCCGCGCTGCAGGATTCGCTGATAGGTGGGCGAGTGCCGGCCGCGCAGCAGCAGCCTCAAAAGCGCAAGTACACCCCGCAAGAGATCCTAGAAATGTTCAAGCCCAGGGGCCAGTAAACAATGCCTAAATTCGACGTTGAGGGTATCGGAGAGATTGAGATCCCTGATGGAGCATCACGCGAGGACGTGTATGAAATTCTGAAGCGTCGGCTTGCTCCGCAGCAGCCATCCCAGGCTCCCCCTCCGCCACCTCAACAGGCGCCGCTGTCTGCGCTTGGACATCTGGGTGCCTTGTTAGCTGGCATTGGCCGCGGCGTCACCAGCCTGCCAGTTACCATGCTCGAAGGTGTTGGCGGCGTCACCGGATCGGAAACACTGAAGGACACCGCACGCGGGATGCGCCAGTCTGATCTAGGCAAGCTGCTGTGGGAAACTCCGGAGAACTACAAAGACCGATACGCCAGCACGACCGGTGAGATCGCTGGCAACCTGATGACCATGCTGGCTCCTGGTGCAGCCGCTAACGCTGCACGCCTACCCTCCTGGGCTGCGCGGGGAGCCTCTGTCCTTACCGGCATGGGCCAAGGTGCGGCAGAGCAGGTCCAGCGTGCGGAGGAGAACCGTCGCGCCGGCCAGCAGGTGACGCCTGAACAGGAGACGTCGGCCGCACGCAAAGGATCACTTACCGGGCTGCTGGAACTACTTCCCTACGAGCGGCTTATGCCGGGCGCATCGGCGGCAGGGTACAACCTTGTACGGCAGGCGGCAGAGGCTGGGCTTGGAGGCGTGGCAAAGCGTGCGCTTGGTACCGGCATGGTGGAAGGCGCTACAGAGGTCCTGCAGCAACTGGGACAGAACACTATCGAGCAGCAGTACAACCCCAACCAGCAATGGAGCGAAGGGGTGATAGAGTCCGGTGGCGCTGGCGTGGTGGCCGGATCAATCCTCGACCTGCTTATCAAAGGGCGTGGTGCAGGCGTGGCGCGGCAGATCGCCGAGCGGCGTGCTCGGCTTGACTCCGCTCCGATTGAGGCACTGGCGGACGTGGACTCGGTTGGTGTCAGGGCTGACCAGCAGGGCGCTCCTATTATCGAGATGCTGCGGCGTATGCAGGAAGCGCCGCCTGCGCCGACCTACGTTGGGCCGAAGGAGAACTACCAGAAGCCGGTGGTAGAGGCGCCGGCACTGACTCCGAAGGAACGCGAAGCGCTGCGTATCCAGCAATACCAGGAGCGCATGCAGCGGCTGATACCGGATGCACCGTCTGCGCCGATTGAGGCTGGGCCGGTGGAGAATTATAAAGCCACCACGCAGCCGTACCCAGCAGAAGTCACAGTATCTGAGCCGGCACCGGTACTTGACGAGGTAATCGCTGCGACCGAGGAGCGGCAGGTGCCGTCTGTGGCTAGCGAAGTGGCCCAGATCCCCGCTACCCTCACCGACGAAGGCACCGTAGTCACTCCGTCCAACCTGGCAATGGACCAGCCCGGTGCGCCGAAGTTTAGCGTCGACGAACCTGCACCCATTGCCACGACACCATACACTGTCGAGTCGCTTGGTAAGGAGATCGAGGCCGGCGTAAAGCCGGAAATAGCCCTGGACGTGTTCAACGAGATGAAGCGGCTAGGCGTGGACGACCTGCTCTCAACCCGGCTGATCGACACGATCTCGAATCCGGCCGGAGGGACATCGCAGGGTACGTACTCCAACCGCATTGTCCAGTTGGCGCTGAACGGTAAGTCTAAGTCCGACCTGCTGCGCACGCTCAATCACGAGTCGGTTCACGCTATGCAGCAGATGGGGCTGTTCACTCCTGAAGAGTGGCAGATCCTCACCACGTCGTTCAACCCGAACACCTCTCTCAGCGACTACGAGAAGGAGCAGTACGCCAAACTCTACAAGGGTGATCCTACGCGCATCCAGGAAGAGGCGGTAGCGCGTGGAATCGAGAAGTACGCGCTCGGTCAGATTGAAGCGCCTGACGCTGCTATTAGCGTAGCTTCTAAAGCACTGGGTACCATCGACCGGCTGGGCAACGTGCTCAGAGGTAGAGGATTCAAGAACGCTGATGACGTGATGCAGGCGTTCCGTACGGGTGAGATCGGCGGGCGTCCAGCCATGCTTCCTCCCGAGGCTCCGGCGCCGCGCACAATGACGGATTATGAAAGGCAGCAATATGCAACGAAGCCAAATGGGAAAGCAAATCAGCAAGTCATTCAGCCGGCGCAAAACCAGCAGTCCGGGGGCGCTCCGAATACCGGCCGCAAAACCGACATTGCAGGTTTCCTCGCCGAAGGTGCTGAAGATCAAGAAGTAGCCACCACTCAGCCCGCTGTCTCGCATTCGGTAGCGCCCAACACGAACCCGGTAAAGCCGAACAAGAACAACTACCAACTCCCTCCACTGCCAGAAAAGCTCCCCTACGCGAAGCCGGATGATCGCTGGGTGGTGAAGAAGGCGCTGGATGAGTTTGTTGACCCGGCACCGCTGGGTGGCTTTGGCCTGCGTGCCCGGCAGGAGTTGATCGACCGCCGCGCCGCTATCGAGAAGGCCAGCAAGATGGCGTCGAAAAAGCGTGGCGAGGAATGGGATATCGCGCGGACCAGTTCCGAAGCTGCCGTGCGCAACTTCGATGCGTCCATGGATCTTGCCTCTGCCGGCTTGGAGAGCGGTGCTCCTGAGTACATCGGGCAGCGCGGTGACGGTTACTTCAAGGTACGCGACGACAAGCACAATGCTCCATTGACGGTGTTTGGCGAGGCTCAGGACGCTGGCAAGCTGGACCACCTGTTTCTGTACTTGATGGGTGAGCGCTCTGATGTTCTGTCCAAGCAGAACCGGGAACTGAAGATCACCCCGCAGGAGATCGCTCAGTGGAAGTCATACGGCAACGACTCTCAGATCAAAGACTGGGCTGGCCGTTGGCGCAAGTTCAACGACGACATGATCGACCTGTGGCAGAAGAGTGGCCGGATCTCGGCGGATGATGCCAAGTACTACAAGGAGAACTTCTACCTGCCGTACTACCGCGTCGAGAAGGACGGCAAGGTAAACTTCCAGGGGTCCGGTGCATCGCTGGCCACCTCGCCTGAGATTCAAAAGCTGAAGGGATCGCTCAAGGATCTCGGTGACCCTATCGACAACATCGTGCGCAACGTCAATATGATCACCGCCTCGGCAATGAAGAACGAGGCAGATGTCCGCATTGCCCGCGACATGATGGAACTCGGTATCGGGCGCCAGGTTATCAAGAGGAAGATCGACGGCAAGGACCGCTACGTCCCAGCTAATGGAACCGGCGAGGTTGATACAAACCGTCTGATGCACGCCTGGGTAGACGGCAAAGAAAAGCACTTCGAAGTTCTAGACCCGATCCTCTATGACTCCATCGCGTCGAATTCGTTCGCTCCTAGAGGGGCAATGAAGGTAGCGTTTGAGTTGGCTAGGGTGCCGTCAAAGATGTTGCGTACGTTCGTGACCGGTGACCCCGTATTCATGGTGAACAACACCCTGATGCGCGATCCGACGTACGTATGGCTTTCTGGGTATAGCGACTTCCCATTGCAGCGTGTTTTCCAGGACAGCTTCCGTGCCATTGCAGAGCGCCCCAGGTTCAAGGATCTGGAGCGAACTGGGGTGGTAGGCAACACGATTCGCGGTGAGGGCGGGGCTACTGGAACAGGGCGCAACCTACGGCAGAAGATTGACAGCAAGCCGCACCCGTTGAAGAAGTACACCGAGTTCTCCCGCAAGTCGGAAGCCATCAACCGCATGACGGTATACGACAAGGTGATGGAGCGGACTGGCGGGGATGAAGCTCAGGCGCAGTACGAGGCAAGAGAGCTACTCAACTTTGGCCGGCACGGGAATGCTGCGTGGGTGCAGGCGATGAACTCCCTCATCCCGTTCCAGAACGCGGCGTGGCAGGGCGCCGACGTGCTGTATCGCGGACTCAAGGGGAGTGGCGTCAACAGGGACATCCAGAAAACTCTCGCTACCAGAATGGTAGGACTTGGTGCGATGTCGGCGCTCTACACTATCCTGGCGTCTCAATACGATGACTGGAAGACGGCAACCGCAGAGGAGCGTGACCTGAACTACTTTGGTCCGAGCGGGTTCAAGTTCAAGATCCCGTTCGAAGCCGGCTATATTGCCAAGGTATTCCCGGAACGGCTGACTGCCATGTACCTGGGGCATGACGACGGGAAGGAGTTCATCGGAGCATTCAGGCGGTTCATCGAGTCGACGATGAAAGTTGACATAATACCGCAGATCATCAAGCCGGCCATGGAGGTGATGAACAACAGGGACACGTTCCGTAACCGCTCCATTGAGCCGGAGTACATGCAGCGTTACGAAAAGACGCAGCGGTCCGATGATCGCACTTCTGAACTGGCAAAGAAAATTAGCGAGTTCACCGAGGTATTGTCTCCGCTGCAAGTCGACCACTTGCTGCGCGGGTACCTTGGAGGTATCGGCCAGTATATGGTCCAGCTTGGCAGCTTGCTGACGGACCCGTCGACAGCGGCCGAGAAAGCCTCGTTGGTTGGTCGCGCTCCCAACGAGTACCCTGTGCTTGGCAAGTTCTTCCAGCCGGAGCAGGGTGCTGGTCCAATCGTTGAGTATTACCGCGATGCTGACAAGGGAGAGCAGGCAAAGAACGCGCTCAAGCAAGGCCTGCCTGCTACCGAGGAACGCGCTGGCTGGGCGCAGTACGACGAGGCGATGAAGCCAGTAGAGGAGCAGATCAAACTCCTCAGTGACCGGCTGAAGATGGTCCGCAAAGCCATGGACAACGGGTATCTTCCGGCCGAGGAAGGCCGCGCCATTATCCGCGAGTACGTGAAATCCAGGAACGAGTTGGCCGGCATCGCCAACAAAGCAGCAAAACCACTGCGGTAGATTTTGCACTTGCCGTTACAGTGTAACGGTGTTACAGTTGAGGGGTGAAGAACGTTAGAGTCAACGTCTCCCTCACGGCAGAGGATTACGAACTGCTGAAGAAGGCGGCGTATCAAGCGAACATGCAGCCTGGCACCATGGCTCGTGAGTTGATCCTCCGGTGGCTGGAGGGGAAGCGATGACATTTCTTAACAGTGTTCTGTGTGACTACATTCATGAACTGAAACAGGAACGGCTGATCCTTAGAAAACAACTAGAGAAGGACAGCGGCCCTGTTCCACATAAGATAGCGGACATCTGCAAGGCGTTGCATGATGCGTCGAACGAACTTGGCCTATCTGAAACCTATCAGATAACCGACCCTCCCGAGAAAGCAGTGGCGTTTATCAAGAAAATGTTTGGCATGCTGTCGGGCAGCGTGGGGGAACCCAAATGACCACCGCCCTCTACGCGCGAGTCTCCACCGGCGACCAGTCCGCCGATATGCAGCTTGACGATCTGTACCACATAGCGCAAGCCCGTCGCTGGGAGAACCTGAAGGAGTACGTCGACGAAGGGGTATCTGGCTCGAAGAAGGAGCGGCCGGCGCTTGACCGTCTCATTGCCGACGTGAAGGTAGGCCGTATCGAGCGCATTGTCGTCTGGAAGTTCGACCGCATGGCTAGGTCGGCGCTGCACCTGCTGGAGATCCTTGACCTGTGCCGTGACTACAACGTGCAGTTCATCTCGCACCACGAGTCGCTGGACACTGGCACCGCGATGGGGCGGGCAATGATGACGATCTTCGGCGCTATTGCCGAACTGGAGCGCGACACTATCCGCACCCGCGTCAAGGCCGGCATTGCCAAAGCAAAGAAGGAAGGGCGCCAGTTTGGACGGCCCAAAGTTATATACGACCGCAAGATCGCCGAGGAGATGCGCAAGAACGGGATATCCATACGCGCCATCTCGGAGGCAATGAAGGTATCGCAGACGGTCATCCACCGCGACCTGCGCTACTTTAATGAGCGGTGAGTTTTAGGTGCGCGACACCGCACGCCTATTTTTAGAGGAGAACATGGACAACACAATAATCAAAGCCGCGCTCATGTGGGCGGAACACTTACGGAAGCAGGTAGATAGCATCGACGCTGCCGTTAACTCAGTCATTAAGGCGGCTGCGGTACAAGAGGCCAAGCCAAAGCGGGCGTACAAGAAGCGCGGTGCCAAGCGCGAACTGTCGGATGAGGGGCGCAAGCGGATTGCGGAGGCTCAGAAGCGGCGCTGGGCGGAGAAGCGGGCGGAGGGGTAGGCGCAGCTACCACACCCCTACCCATCTACCATAGGAGCATGAGACTACTCATGCTCCTTTTTATTGCCACATGCCTGTATAGCCAGGATGTGATGTCCAGGCAGGCTGATGGCTCCTATATAGGAGCGCAGGGAGCGGTAAGCCGTAACGGGGTACTCCAGACACCTGGAGTGGATTATACGCGCTCACAGTGGCGCGTAACTCCATTATCTCCATGGGCTGAGACTGACCTGGTTACCGTCACGGAGGTGAACTACACTCACGTCAAGGATGGTCCAGGAGATAGTCTGCTGAAATACCAGTTCGTCATCACCGAGGCCGACCTTGTCGGCGGCAACATCGGACAGCCTGGGCCACAGCAGAT